GCGGATCACTACTAGCTGAAGCTGGTCCAACCATGTCTGCTGGTAGTAACCCACCAGGTTTTAGTGGTACTGCTACTGCTACTGGTAATGTTGCTGGTTTCGACCCAGTTCTAATCTCTTTGATTAGACGTTCAATGCCTAACTTGGTCGCATATGACCTAGCAGGTGTTCAACCAATGTCTGGTCCTACTGGACTAATCTTTGCGATGCGTTCACAGTACGTTGGTACTGGAGACGATACTGGTCGTACTGAAGCATTCTACAACGAAGCAGATTCTGCCTTCTCAGGTATGGGTGCAAGCTTCAACAACACTGCTGGATTTGGTAACACAGCTGTTGGTTTTGGTACAACAAACCAGATCGGAACTAACCCTTCTGTTCTTAACCCAACTTCATCTGCTACTTCTACCGACTATAACGTTGGTCAGGGTATGGATACTGATGCTGCTGAGAAACTCGGTGGTACAGATGAGCAGCAGTTCAACCAGATGGCATTCTCAATCGAGAAGGTCACAGTTACTGCCCGTTCAAGAGCCCTCAAGGCTGAGTACTCACTAGAGCTTGCTCAGGACTTGAAAGCTATCCACGGCTTAAATGCTGAAGCAGAACTTGCTAATATCCTTTCTACTGAGATCCTTGCGGAAATCAACAGAGAAGTTATTAGAACTATCTACAAGACTGCTGAACAGGGTGCTGTACAGAACGTTGCAACTCCAGGAATCTTTGACCTAGATATCGACTCAAACGGTAGATGGTCAGTTGAGAAGTTCAAAGGACTTCTATTCCAGATCGAGCGTGATGCAAACGCTATCGCACAGAGAACTCGTCGTGGAAAGGGTAACATCATCCTTTGTTCTGCTGACGTTGCTTCTGCACTTACAATGGCTGGTGTACTAGACTACACACCTGCTCTTAATGCTAACCTTAATGTTGATGACACAGGCAATACATTTGCTGGTGTTCTTCAAGGTAAGTATAGAGTATACATCGACCCATATTCTGCTAACCTTAACGCAAGTAATGCTGCTACTAACAGTGGTAATCAGTACTACGTTGTTGGTTACAAAGGTACTTCACCTTATGATGCTGGTCTGTTCTATTGCCCTTACGTTCCACTACAGATGGTTCGTGCGGTGGGTGAGAACTCCTTCCAGCCTAAGATCGGATTTAAGACTCGTTACGGAATGGTCGAGAACCCATTCTCACAGGGTCTTACTCAAGGATCTGGTGTTCTTACACAGAATGCAAACCGTTATTACAGACGTGTTGCTGTTAAGAACCTCATGTAAGCTAGATGCTTATATTTCTTCAAAGAGACTCCTTCGGGGGTCTCTTTTTTTGTCTAAATACTTAAAAGTATATTATAATGGCCATTAGAAAACCACCTGCAGATAGACCAGGAACACCATTAACTAATAGAAACTTTCTATCACCTGTTGGCTTTAAGTTTTCTTTAAAAAGAGCACCTGGTGTTGCTTTTTTCTGCAACCAAGCAAACATACCATCTATGGATCTTGGTATTGCGGAGCAACCTAGTTACTTAAGAGATATTCCTGTTCCTGGTGATAAGATTCAGTTTGGAGATTTAACTTTACGATTCCTTGTTGATGAAGATCTTGTCAACTATATGGAATTGCAAAGGTGGATTCGTGGATTAGGATATCCAGAAAGTATGGATGAATTTCGCAGATTAGAAAGTGAATCAACATTACCAAGTAATTTTGGTCAAGCAGGAGATGATATCTATTCTGATGGAACTCTTCAGATATTAAGTAGTAATTTAGTACCTTCATTTCAAGTAGTATTCAACGACTTATTTCCTTATACTTTATCAACTATAACATTTGATGCAACTGATACTGACATAGAATACTTTACAGCAGACGTGTCTTTCAAGTATACTATATACAACCTTACTGATATGGAAAACAATCTTTTATGAGTCTTAATCTTGAATCTATTCAAGAGATGTGGGAAAAAGACGCAAAAATCGATAGAGATAATCTACATGAAGAATCGTTGAACATCCCCTCTCTACATGCAAAGTATTTTGAACTTTATAATACTATCTTTCTATTAAGGAAGAAAGCAGAACAACAAAGAAAGAACATCCGTCATGAACGGTATGAGTATTTTAGTGGGAAGTCAGATCCAGATGTTTATATAGAAAATCCCTTTCCAAAGAAGATAAGAGATAAAGATACGATGACTAAGTATCTTGATGCTGATGAGAAACTTTCTAACTCATCACTAAAGATTGACTATTATGATACAATGTTGATATACTTAGAAAGCATACTTAAGGTGATACAGAACAGAACTTTTCAAATTAAGAATGCAATAGAGTTTATGAGATTTAATTCGGGGTTGGGGTAAATGTATCATAAATTATTTTCAATTCCAATAAATAGACTTGATGTTGATAATTTTTCTAAAATTAAAAATGAAATAATAAGTTTTTGTTATAAAGAAAAAGAATATGATAAAAGAGGAAATATAAAATTTGTTAAAAATGGATGGCAATCAAATCCTCTTGAGCATAAAAATAATTTAATAATTGATAAATTTGTACCATCTTTAGTTGATTATTTTCAAGAAAAGAATGTATTTAAAAAGGGAACTACAATTAAGTTAGGAAAGGTTTGGATTAATATTGGTCATACTGGTGCATATAATCCTTCACGCAACCATCCAAAATCTGATTTATCTGGAATTTTTTGGATCAATGTTCCAGAACATTCTGGAGATATAATATTTACTAATCCAATTGCATATTCTAATTTTGGACTTAATGAAGCATTATCAGAAGGGTTTAAAAAAAGCACTAATTTTTATTCATCATATTCTATAAAACCTCTTGAAGGTAATATTATACTATTTCCTTCCTTTTTAATGCATGAAATAAGTGACAATAATAATGTTAAAGATAGAATAAATATATCATTTAATATAATGGTTGATTCCAATTCACAATATTAAATATGGAAATTGTTAGACCGTTTGCTCCTGTTGTAGGTGGAGATAAAGTAAGTGAAGAACATGAAAAATTATCAAGTTCTTTTGTAGATACTACGAAAAGTAAAGATGATCCTTCTACTAAAATAAGTACAGATTTAAGAATTCTTGAAAAATATCCTATTCTTAAAAAAATATTATTAAATAAATTTTATGAATTTATAAAAACAAGTAATCTAGAATATAATAATAGATTTGAAATATCAACTTCTTGGCTTACAAAATCAGAAAATAAACAACGATCAAATATGCATAATCATAAAAATTCCTTTTATAGTGGAGTTTATTATTATGGAGATAAATATGAATCAAACTGTGGTAATTTGCAAATACATAACCCATTACTACCACTCTCAGATTTTTTAATAGAACCAGAATCTAGGAATGATTTTAATGTTCAGATATTTGAGATTTATCCTCAACCAAGATTACTTGTATTTTTTCCTAGTTATATTGAGCATCAATTTCTACCAAATTATAGTGATATTCCAAGATACTCTTTAGCATTTAATGTGGTTCCTATAGGACTTTATGGATGTGTTGATTCTAGTTACGATACTTCTTGGTTTAATTAAAATGAAACATATAATAAAAAATATATTAACTGATAATGAAAGAAAAAAACTTATAAAAGATTGTCAACCTTATCTTTTAGATGGAAAACAATTAGGGAAAAAATATGGAGGTGATTATCCAGGTAAACAAACAAAGGAATTTATATACGATATTCCTTGTTTTAAAGACTCAATTGATAAAATGGGCAAAGCAATTGGAACTGTAATAAAGAGGGATTTAGTTCTTCGACGTGCATGGATAAATTGGACTAATGGCAACTCAAAAGATATTAATTGGCATAATCATCCTAATGCTGATATATCTGCTGTATATTATATGACAATACACAATTGCGGAACTCAATTTAAAGATTCATTTGTCAAAGCAGAATTGAATAGCTTATTGGTATTCCCATCGGATTTATTACATACTGCTCCTGCATCCCCATTTAAATATGATAGATATGACAGATATACAATGGCTTTAGATATAGATTATGATAGTTGACATAACTTCATAAATACCCATAGATGCATGGGTTAAGTGATTGACACAACAGCCAATGTCTTTATATCTAAGGCTAACGAAGTATTTTTAAAAATAGATTCAGAAT